CGTGCAATTTTCTTTGTGCTCCTCCCATTCTTCCGATTTAACGGTGATGCTGGTCTCCGAACAGTAAGTGCTGACATCTCACGTGATGAACAAGTACACGTTGCAACAAATAGTTTGGTATGTCGTGAGCTTGGTCTCGATTGGAGTCCTTCTTTGGATAAGCTCAGGAAGGCAACCATTAATTGGGTACTAGAACCACTAGGTAAAAATACCTCCAATAGATATTTGGACAAAAAATTTTGGCTGGATTCCAGTGATAGCCTGATGTATCAAGGTAAAGCACCTGAACTTTCTGATACACGCCGAGCACGTATGCCTGCCTTCTTTGAACATGCAAACCCTAACCTCCCACAGTATGCTTAATCTAGGTCTTACTGTGGAGCAACTTCTAGCAGAACTAGAAGATGTTTTTCCACCCATCAATCCCACTCCTGATACAACCTTGTCTAACGTGATGTATCGCTCAGGACAACGTAGTGTTGTGGAGTGGATTCATTCTAAACTCAACGAGGAGAAATAACCATGGGTGCACAACGTAGAGCACACCACAGACAACAAGAAGCAATGCGAGCAGCAACAGCAGAAGCTGGTCGTATGAGAGAAGCCTTGGAATCACAACAGCAAGCCTTTAGGCAACAGCTTGAAGTTCAACGTGAAGCCATGATGACTCAAACTGAATCCCTAAGAGAAGCTATGACACCTCCTGTTGCTACTGGAGCAGTTGGAGGAGAAGTTCGGACTGCACGTTCTAAGCGAGCAACCACAACTGGAATGTCAAAGGGTATTGCTGCTCTTCGTATTCCTCTTAACATCGGCGGTGGATCTGCTGGTGGTCTTAACATTGGCTAATTAAATGAACGCTAAATCTAGATACGATCATCTATCCAGTTATCGTTCTCAGTTTCTAGACACAGCAGTTGAATGCTCAAAACTTACCATTCCTTATCTCATCCAACGTGATGAGTTTAGGGTTACACATCAATCACTTCAACAGCCTTGGCAATCCGTAGGAGCAAAGGGTGTAGTGACACTTGCATCTAAGTTGATGCTGTCTCTCCTACCTCCTCAAACTACGTTCTTCAAACTTCAAGTTCGTGATGATAAGCTAGGCACTGAACTGCCAGCTGAAATCCGTTCAGAGCTTGACCTTAGTTTTGCTAAGATGGAGCGCATGGTGATGGATTCGATTGCTGCTTCCAGTGATCGTGTCGTTGTTCACCAAGCTCTTAAACATTTGGTGGTTGGTGGTAATGCCCTAATCTACATGGGTGAGGATGGTTTGAAACATTACCCAATCAACCGCTATGTTGTCGATAGAGATGGCAACGGTAACGTAATTGAGATCGTTACAAAAGAACTGATTAACAAAAATCTTCTCCCTAAGGAGATGATCAAAGAACCTCTTCCTGTGATGGATGAAAGCTTCTCCCATGAAAATGATGTAGAAGTCTACACCCATGTTCGACTAGACAACAATCGTTGGTTGTGGTATCAGGAAGCATTTGGTAAGAAGATTCCTGGTTCAGATAGCAAGTCTCCCAAAGACGCAAGCCCATGGTTAGTCCTCAGATTTAATTCTGTGGATGGAGAAAATTATGGAAGAGGTAGAGTAGAGGAGTTCCTTGGTGATCTTAAGTCTATGGATGCACTCTCTCAGGCATTAGTAGAAGGCTCTGCAGCAGCTGCTAAAGTTGTCTTCGTGGTATCACCCTCAAGCACGACCAAAGCCCAGACGCTGGCCAAGGCAGGCAATGGTGCGATTGTTCAAGGCAGACCAGAAGACATTGGTGTTATCCAAGTAGGTAAGACTGCTGACTTTAACACTGCTATGGTGATGATGCAGCAGCTAGAACGTCGTCTATCTGAAGCATTCCTTATCCTTAGTGTAAGGCAATCAGAACGCACAACTGCTGAAGAAGTGCGTCTTACCCAACTTGAACTTGAACAACAACTTGGCGGTCTATTCTCCCTGTTGACTGTTGAGTTCCTTCTTCCTTATCTCAACCGTAAACTGCTTGTGTTGCAACGTAGTGGTCAATTACCAAAGATCCCTAAAGACTTGGTTAATCCTACTATTGTTGCTGGTATCAATGCTCTTGGTCGTGGACAAGATCGTGAGTCTCTCACCTCCTTTATCATGACTATTGCTCAAACTCTTGGACCTGATGCACTGATGCAATACATTAATGCTGATGAAGCCATCAAGCGTTTGGCTGCTTCACAAGGTATTGATGTTCTTAATCTTGTTAAATCTATGGAACAGATTCAACAGGAACAAGACGATGCAGCACAGCAACAAGAAGATATGATGATGATGCAACAAGCAGGTCAAATGCTTAAAGCACCATTGGCTGATCCATCCAAGAATCCTATGGCAGCTGAAACTGTCAATGCAGTAATGGGTGAGGAAGCTATTCCACCAATGCAGTAAACATGTCTGAAATTTTATCTTACGATCCCAGCTCTGATCCTGAAGTGATTGCTTCTATCGAATCCGATGAAGCTGATTCTCTTGCTATTGGTGAAGAGATGATCAACCAAGCCAACGAACGTTTGGCTGGTAAATATAAGAATGCACAAGAGCTTGAAAAAGCTTACATGGAACTAGAAAAGAAATTGGGTTCCAAAAATGAAGAGGCAGGTGAACCTGAGCCTCAACAAGAAGAAGCTCAACCTGAGGAACAAAAAGAAGTTACTCCACAGATTGAAGCTATCAGTCGTGCAGCTGATGAATACTATGAGAAAGGTGAGCTTAGTCCTGAGACTCTTGCTGCCTTTGAAAGTATGTCTTCTAAGGAGTTGGTTGAAGCTTACTTTCAATATGAACAAGGATTGCCTGAACGACAGTCTGCTCCTGAACCTGTTGAATTGTCTCAATCGGACATCAACAAAATTCAAAATTCTGTAGGAGGTGAAGCTGCTTATCGTCAACTCGTTAGTTGGGCAGCTGAAAACTTCTCCCAATCAGAAGTCCAAGCATTTGATAACGTTGTCGATTCCGGTAACATTGATGCAATCAATCTTGCTCTTGCTGGACTCAAGGCACGTTACACAGATGCTGTAGGTTATGAGGGAACTATGATTCAAGGTAAAGCACCAACACCTGCTGATACATTTAAGAGTCAAGCGGAGGTTGTTCGTGCAATGAACGATCCTCGTTATGATCGAGATCCTGCTTACCGTAATGATATTATGGAAAAGCTTGCACGTTCTGAAGTTAAATTTTGATGAACGACACTAACATTTGGGCTAAAGAACCACCTATGTACACCGACAAAGATTACATCGTGCCTCATAACGAACGTGCTGAGCAGCTTAATGGTCGCCTGGCTATGCTTGGCGTTATCGCTGCTCTTGGTGCTTATGCGCTGACCGGCCAGATTATCCCTGGTATTTGGTGATGCCTCTTAAAAGGGGTAAGTCTGATAAAGCTGTATCAGCTAACATTTCACAACTGAAGATTGAAGGCTACCCTCAAAAGCAGGCAGTAGCCATTGCACTCAGCAAAGCTGGTAAATCTAAGAAGAAGAAAAAGTGATGGCTAAGCCCGGACTCTACGCAAACATCCACGCTAAGCGGGAACGTATTGCAAAAGGTAGTGGTGAGAAGATGCGGAAGCCTGGCTCTGCTGGTGCTCCCACTGCTAAACAATTTAAACAAGCAGCTAAGACTGCTAAAAAGAAATAGCCAATTGGCAAATCCGTTAATACTGCGAGTGTATTGGCGGATTAGTAGGAGTAAACAATATTAAAGTTCCTCGCTTTATTATTATGATCCCTATTCTAACTACTCTGTCAGTCATTAGCTCTTGGTATGGTCCTGGTTTTCACGGGAACCTTACTGCTAATGGAGAACGTTTCAATCAACAAGCCCTTACTGCAGCACACAAGACACTCCCATTTGGAACTCGCCTGAAGGTATGTTTCAAACGGTGTGCCATTGTGAGGGTAAATGATCGTGGTCCTTACATCCATGGTAGGAACCTTGATCTCAGTAAAGGTGCGGCTGATGCTATCGGTCTCACTGGCTCTGGAGTTGGACGGGTTAAAGTAACTCGACTTAACTAACTTCAATGACAACTGCTATCGCAGCTCCACGCTCTCAGGACAACCCTTGGGAGCGTTTTTGTAACTGGGTCACTTCGACCGACAACCGTCTTTATATTGGCTGGTTTGGAACTCTGATGATTCCATGTCTACTTGCAGCCACCATTTGTTTTATTATCGCTTTTGTTGCGGCACCACCAGTTGACATTGATGGCATCCGCGAACCTGTCGCTGGTAGTCTTCTTTATGGAAACAACATCATATCGGGAGCCGTCGTTCCGAGCAGCAATGCCATCGGACTACACTTCTACCCAATTTGGGAAGCTAATTCACTTGATGAATGGCTCTACAACGGGGGATCGTTTCAGCTCGTGGTCTTCCACTTCCTCATTGGCGTCTATGCTTACATGGGACGCGAGTGGGAACTTAGCTATCGACTAGGAATGAGACCTTGGATTTGTGTTGCTTACTCAGCTCCTGTTGCCGCAGCCACTGCGGTCTTCCTTGTCTATCCGTTTGGTCAAGGTTCCTTTAGCGACGCTATGCCTTTGGGTATTTCTGGTACGTTCAACTACATGCTTGTATTCCAAGCTGAACATAACATACTCATGCACCCGTTCCACATGCTTGGTGTCGCTGGCGTGTTCGGCGGATCACTATTTAGTGCTATGCATGGTTCGCTGGTTACGTCCTCACTTGTGCGTGAAACTACTGAAGAGGTATCTCAAAACTATGGTTACAAATTTGGCCAAGAAGAAGAGACCTACAACATCGTTGCAGCCCATGGATACTTTGGGCGTCTTATTTTCCAGTACGCTTCTTTTAATAACTCTCGTAGTCTTCACTTTTTCCTGGCAGCTTGGCCTGTTGTCGGTATTTGGTTCGCTAGCTTGGGCGTGTCAACCATGGCGTTCAACCTAAACGGTTTCAACTTTAACCAATCTCTTCTCTCGTCTGAGGGTCTAGTGATTAACACTTGGGCTGATATTCTCAACCGTGCTAATCTTGGTTTTGAAGTGATGCACGAAAGGAACGCTCACAACTTCCCTCTTGATTTGGCCGCTCATACTGCTCCAGTTATCGGTTAAGCTCGTCGTCCGTTCATTCCCGCTCGGTAAAAACTACATTGAAACGTCCGCAAAAGACGCATTAATGTCCCGATCGGGAACGCATGACGCCTACTCATGGAACGGGGGGTAGGTACTTTCATCTAAGATCATGACTCAAGTCGAATTAGATGCCCGTGTTCGGGAGCAACAGGCAGCAGAGAAAGCAGCCAAGCTTAAGTATCGCGGCATTGCATACACACCCAAAACTAAATAGACTTTAATAAGCTAATCCTTTATTAAAGGTTCCCGCTCCTATCTTTAATAGATAGTCGGGCTGAAATCCACAGAGATGTGGTTGGAGTCAGGCACCTCAGAGTCGGACCTGGCTCCTATTGGCGTTGGCCTCTACGGAGACAACCTTCGCCGTCTAGACGGTGGGATAGACCACGATAAACATCAAAAATTTCCAAACGTTTGGGAGCAAGTTCAATTAACCTTACTCCTTTAAAATGGCTTTTCAATCTTCTGTGAATCCTGCTCAGCTTACTCAGCTGGGTCAGGCTAATCTGACGGGTGATACCCGTGCCCTTTATCTCAAGCTGTTTAGCGGTGAGATGTTCAAGGGTTTCCAAAATAACACTATCGCTC